CCTGCTATTACATCTTCAGGTGTATGTTCTAACTTACCTGTATTTACTGCATCAGCAGATACTATTGACGTAGAGATTCATGCGTCAGGTGGAACCATCACTGGTGGTATTATTCGTGTTTACGCAGTATGCGTATTAATGGATGATGTCTCACAGTCTGGCTCTGCTAACGAAGTGGATCGTGATCTACTCGCATAACTACTTTAGGGGCTGGCCCAGCGCTGGCCCCTTAAACAACTTACCAAGGATATTATAATGGCATATAATTATCTAGGTTTAGTCAACGATGTTAACAGAAGACTAAACGAAGTAGAACTTACATCTAGTAATTTTGACTCTGCCATTGGTGAATATGCAATGGTAAAAGATGCTATTAACTCATCTATAAGGTATATTAATCAACACGAATTTGGCTTTCCGTTTAATCACGACACAGAAACAAAAACACTTACACCAGGTGTTGTAAGATATTCAATACCTACAGATGCAAAGTCTGTGGATTACTCTACAGCTAGAATTAAAAAAGACACAGATTTAAACTCACTAGGCAATAGTTTAGATATACTAGACTACAAAGAATACATCTCAAGAGATTATGCAAACCAAGAGGATGACATTGTATCTACAACTGTCAACGCTTCCTCTGGTTTGTCTGCTTCTGTAACAACAATAACTGTTGCATCCACTACAGATTTTTCTTCAACAGGAACACTGCATATAGGCGGTGAGCAGATTACTTACACAGGTATATCTGGCAATGACTTTACAGGATGCACTAGAGGTGCTAACAGCACAACAGCAGCAGCTATAGCTAATAGCACAACAGTAACACAGTTTTCTGAAGGTGAATCTCCTAGAGCTATAGTAAGAACACCTGACAATAATTACTTACTGTACCCTTATCCTGACAAACAGTATGTCTTACAGTTTGATTACTTCAAGCTACCAACTGATTTATCTTCTGCAACAGATGTACCTAGTTTACCTGTGCAGTTTAGATACGTAATCGTTGATGGTGCAATGTACACAAGTTATATGTTTAGAGGTGAAACACAAGAAGCTCTTGTTCTAAAAGAAGCATTTGAGGATGGCATTAAACATATGCGTACTCTTTACATAAACAGATACGACTACATTAGGTCAAGTGTTGTTAATGTTAGAACTCTAAATACAAAGATGTTACCTAGCAGGGTTTTGTAAAACATGCCAACTAAAAGACAAACATTTCCTGTTGAGATTAAAGGAGGGCTTGTAACAAACCTTAGTCCCTTGCAGCAGGGTCTTAACATGCCTGGCTCTGCAATTAGACTAACAAACTTTGAGCCTTCTATTGTAGGTGGATACAGACGAATACTTGGGTTCTCTAAGTTTGATCCAAACAAAATACCACCTTATGGACTAGCAGTTGTTAATGGTGCAAGTCAAACAGGCACAACGCTAAATGTTTCAAGAACGCATACTACTCCTGTTGTAGGAGATACATTTACAGTAGCAGGAATAGACGGTACATACACTATAGGTTCCGTTAGCTTCAACGCTACTAATAACACAACAGCACTTACTATAAGTCCTGCGTTAGATTCTAGTCCTGCAAATGCAGCAGCCTTAACATTTAAGACATACGCTACCGCATACAAAACACAAGGTGTAGAAGTTTTTGGTGATGATGTTTTAGTTGCACTAAACTCAGACTTATATAAAACATCAGGTGATGGCTTTACTAAAATTAACGTCCCTGCATATGGTACAGTGTTAGTAAACGGTGGATCTAACTCAGGTGGTAACTTAGCTGTAGATGGATTGACTGTAGCACCACAAGCAGGTGATATATTTACAGTAGCTGGTCTTGACAAAGTATACACTGTTACCTCTGCTGCAGGAGGCACTGGTGGTCAAACATTAGCTATAGCTCCTAACTTGGCTTCTACTCCTGCTGATAATGCTGCTGTAACATTTATTAGTTTAAATAGGGAAGGTGCAGGAAAAACACGCTTTGCAGAATATAACTTTACAGGAACACGTAAAGTTGCAATAGTTGATGCAGCTAATCCACCTGCACTATATAATGGCACTAGTTTTGTAGAACTAACAGGAGCACCATCAGATGTTATATCTGCAACACATGTAACTAGTTTTAAAACACACTTATTTTTTGGTAAAAATGATGTGGTTACATTTACAGGCCCATTATTAGATAACGATTTTACTTCTGGAAATGGTGCTGGTAGCTTTAGAGTTGGTGGTAATGTTACAGGTCTAATAGTATTTAGAGAATCTCTTATAATATTTACAGACAAGACTATACAACAAATATCTGGTAGCACACTGTCTGACTTTGTATTAAAACCTATAAGTGAAGATATTGGTTGTATTGATGGTGATAGCATACAAGAGATAGGTGGGGATGTTATGTTTCTCACTGCTGATGGTTTAAGGCTCTTAGGTGCTACTGATCGTATTGGTGACTTTGGTTTAGGTATTGTTTCTAAATCTATACAGAGCACACTAGGTGATTTTATTAGAACAGGTAACTCTTTTGCCAGTTTAGTTGTTAGAGCTAAGTCACAATACAGATTGTTTTCTTATGTTGCAGGACAGCAAGACGATGCAGCAAAAGGAGTAGTTGCTACACAGTTTTCGCCACAGGGAGGTGCAGACTTTCAGTTTGCAGAGATACGAGGTATAAGAGTTTTCTCTGCTAATAGTAAGATGGTAGGGGCAACTGAAAAAATATTATTCTCTTCAGATAATGGTTTTCTTTATCAGATGGAAGACGGTAATAGCTTTGATGGTTCTAATATAGAAGCAGAATATCTATCTCCGTTTTTACCACTAAACGACCCAAGAGTGCGTAAAACAATTTACAAAGCTAACTTGTTTACAGATCCACAAGGGGCAGTTAATTTTAAGTTTAATTTAAAGTTTGACTTTGACGAATTAAATTCTGTGCAACCTGCAGCTATTGACTTTACAAACACAGTATCACAGATAGCTTTCTTTGGTGTACAAACATACGCTAAGTTTGCAACAACAGGATCAGGATCTAGTGGTGCAACAAGTATAACTGTAGCAGCTAATACTAATATGGAAGTAGGAGATACTATTGCTGGCACAGGCATACCAAGTGGAACTACTATAACTAATATAGATAGTACAACAATAACTATAAGTAACGCCTTGACAGAAACAATAAGTAGTGTTAGAATAACAAACGCAGGTGCTACTTTCGGAGGTAAAGTTCAGAACTTATTTAACACTCAAACAGTAGGCACAGGATTTACAACAGCAATTCAATTTAGAAGTGACAGTCAAGACCCACCTTTTTCACTTGACACGGTGACATTAGAATACGGAACAAACACAAGAAGGTAGTACAATGGGAACAGGTTACACAAGAAACGATACAGACAATAACATTGCTGATGGTAACGTTATTAACGCAGCAGACTTTGATGGAGAGTTTGATGCGATTGTAACAGCTTTCTCTACCAGTGGACACACACACGATGGCACATCTGCAGAGGGTGGGCCTGTTACTGTATTAGGCCCAGCGCAAGACTTCGTTGTTAGCGCTACAACAGTTACCCCTAAAACAACTAATACATTAGACTTAGGTACTTCTTCTCTATTATTTAAAGATGCTTTCTTTGATGGTGATATAACAACAGGCGGTCTTATAATTGATAATGCAGGGTCTATTGGATCTGTCAGTGATGCAAATGCTATAACTATATCAAGCGGTGGTGTTGTTGCAGTAACAGCTACTACGGCAAGCTCTAGTGCCACTACAGGTGCTTTGACTGTAGCAGGTGGCGCAGGTGTAGCTGCTGACTTATCAGTTGGAGATGATCTTAGACTTATATCAGATAGCTCTGTCCTTTCGTTTGGTGCTGACAGCGATGTTACACTAACGCATGTTGCAGATACAGGTTTACTTCTTAATAGCACAATGGCGTTGCAGTTTAATGATGCCTCTCAGTTTATTAACGCCCCTAGTGCTACAGTATTAGATATTAACGCTACAGATGAAATAGAGCTTAACGCTACTCTTGTAGATATAAATGCAAATGTAGAGGTATCAGGCACACTTACAGTAGCTGGTGCAGTAGACTTTGGAGATGCGGCACTAAGTAACGTAGGTGCAGTTCAGCTTGATAGTATTGCAGGAGATGGAGATACAAACACAAGTATTACGTTTAGCGGTTCTGATGTTATTACTGTAGCTACAGGTGGTAGCACTGCCATGACCGTAGATGCAAATCAGGATGTTAATTTAACTAATGACTTGCACTTAAAACATGATGCAGCAGTCCTTAACTTTGGTGCAGATAATGATGTTACACTTACACACGTAGCTGATACAGGATTACTTCTTAACAGCACTAGTGTTATTCAATTCAACGATGCAAGTCAAAAGATAGGCGCTCCTAATGCAACTACACTTGACATTGATGCAACAGATGAAATAGAACTTAATGCCACACTTGTAGATGTTAACGCTAACCTAGACGTAAGTGGAACATATACAGGTGCTGGTCTTATGACTACAGGTGGTAATATAGTTATACCTGATGCTGGCAATATTGGTTCAGCTACTGACACTGATGCTATAGCTATAGGT